GCTTTCGGTGAACTCAAGCTTATGGAAGGATCCGCAAAAATCATATCCCTCATTGCGAGAGATGAGAACCAACACCTTGCAATCACCCAAAACATATTAAACAATTGGAGAAAGGGTGATGATCCAGAAATGGTTGAAATCATTAAGGAAGAAGAACCTTGGTTAATTCAAGCATTTAAGAATACTGTAGATGAAGAAAAAAGATGGGCTCAATATCTTTTTAAAGATGGATCTATGATTGGATTGAATGATAAACTCCTTCATCAATATGTTGAATGGGTTGCTAATCGTAGAATAAAGGCATTAAAAATTAAACCAATCTATGATATACCTGCAAAAAATAATCCACTACCTTGGACGGAGCATTGGATATCTTCTAAGGGTCTTCAAGTTGCACCACAAGAAACAGAAGTTGAATCCTACATTGTTGGAGGAATCAAACAAGATGTCAAAAAAGACACTTTCTCAGGATTTAAACTCTGAAGAGATTGTCTGGGATATTGAAGAACTTAAAAAATCAATTCGTGATGCTGCGGATGATTATGATAAACTAGTTGGAGGTTAAAATGATGAGTCCTTTTGGTAATGTGCTAAACACAAGAGAAACTTATAGTAGATTTTATCAAAAAATTTATACTGAGGTTGAAGTGCAATTTAGTGATGAAGATCCTGCATGGATACCTTTAAATACTTTGTTAGCAATGAGAACGATATATAATAAAGAGTAATATGAAATCTGCATGGCAGTTGACTATGAAAATCCTTGGATCTATAAAGGGAAACCTTTTACTTCTGATGACATTGGGGATTATTATGGATTCGTCTATCGCATCATCAATACAACCAATAAAAAAGAATACATTGGACGAAAGTACTTCGTGCAGAAACGAAAACCCAAAGGAGGAAAGAGAAAAGTTACAAGTGAATCCGACTGGAAACGATACTACGGAAGCTCTGAGGAACTTAAGCAGGATATTAGAGAAAATGGCAGAGATACTTTCAGAAGAGAAATCCTCTCCCTCCACACAACCCTTGGTAAAGTAAACTATGAAGAGACAAAACAACTGTTTCTTCATAACGTGTTAATGGAAACACTTGACGACGGAACACCGATGTATTATAATAGTAACATTCTTGGTAGATATATGAAAAAAGATTATGGAAATTTTGAACCAAATACTTAAACATAATCATACATGGGTTCTTGATAGAGTTGCTAAATTAGATGAGAATAATCAACATGATGATGGATTTAGTATTGTTCAAGAGTTTGAAGAATGGTTAGATCCTGATATAGAAGATCATGATATTTTTTCTTTAGAATATATTGGAGAAGGTAGTGAGTATGACTAAATAAAATACTTGAAAAATAAAAAAAAATGCAAAAATTAATTAATGTACTTGCTCTTGCGTCTTTCGCTGTATCTGGTTCCGTTGTTGGTGGTGGGGTATATTTATATCTCAATAGGGCATCCATCATTGATGGAGTTAAATCTCAAATTATGGAATCAGTTACTGGATCTTTGGGGGGTTTTGGAGGATTGGGTGGTGAATCTACACTCCCACTAGGATCTGATAATTCGCCATCTATACCACAAACTGGAATTGGTCTTCCTACTCCAAATTCTGGCCTAGGTTTTTAATTTAAATATACCTATATATCAATAGGTATTAATATTCTCATGGCAGAAGCAGTTAAAAAGGAAGAAGTTAAAAAGAAAAATATCTTTTCTAAGATAAAGGAAAGTGTTGATGATAAAGAAGAGCAACTTGCATTTCTATCTACAATCGTGAGATTGGCAGTTCTTGTCTGGTCAGCAGGTATTTTAACTTTGGCATATGTTAAGTTGCCAGCAGCATTTAACATACCAGAACAAAAACTTGATCCGACATTTATAGCTTCAGTTTTCACAGGAACTTTGGCTACTTTCGGAGTCCAAGCAGCAGGTAAAAAGAAAAATAGTGCGGATGGTGGTAGTGCAAACATATCTAAAAAGGATATGGAGTTCCTTATTGCTAAAGCATCTGAAACTGCACCAGCACAAACTATAAGGATTGAACAAGGCCCTGTAAAAATTGTTCCTGATGTAAAATAGCATACGGAGTTATTCAGGTTCTCTAACATGGTTAGGAAGTTCACACTGAACTAAGCAAAATTACTTATTATATTCTATAAATATTTTTGTAGTATGGGATTGAAAGATCATGCCCCTAACACAACAAAAACATTACATAGTCGGTTATCACGACACTCAACATCATCATTATGAAATATGTGAGTATGCATCTGATGCATATGAAGCAATAGAACACAGTAAAGAGGATGTATCTTATCTAAGAGAGCATCCTCATTTTATTGACTATTGCAAACCAGATGAAGTAGGAAATATTTACAACTTTCTGGCTGCTGGTATTCCGATGGGACATTAATTATGAAAAATTTACCAATTAAATCTTCTTGTATAATATTTGGTGTTATTATACTAACACTTATTGCCCTACCACCCCTAGCGTATGTATAGATAATACTAATTAAATACATTAGTTTATGTTATCTACAAAATACCGTCTAAAATTAGAATCAATTTGTAAAGATATTGCTTCTGGAACAGAAGTTAGTATGAATGATATGATCTGGGCTCAAAAGTTGGCAAAGGCAAATACAAGTGCCAGAGGTATGTTAAGTTCAGCAAGAAGAATGGCAACAGATGAAGATGGATCTTGTTTAAAATATTTGGATATAGGAGATCCAAAATCAGATAAGAAAGGATTTAGTGGTGCAGATGACATAGCAGATTGGTTTAGACAAGACCGTTCAGATGATTGGAGGCAACGAGACTAAATTAAGTATATATACTTATAGATATGAAAAAGATATGAAACAATTCAACACATGGGTATTAGATACCACAATTTACATCATTGACTTTCTTTACAGAGGTAGAGATTTTCAAAGGTTCTGGGTATTAGAAGTTATCGCAAGAGCACCTTACTTCTCATTTATCAGTGTGTTACATTTTCGTGAATCCCTTGGACTTCGGGGTGAGGATCATGTCTACTTGATGAAAGAACACTTCTATCAGGCCTTAAATGAAACAGAACATTTGGAAGAAATGGAACTTAGGGAAGGAAATAAATATTGGATCGACAGGTTCTTTGCCAAGCATCTTGTTCTGGTGTATTATTGGATCATGGTTGCTTACTATTTTATCGATCCTGTTAACGCTTATGATATCAATATGAAGATTGAAAAGCATGCTTATGAAACTTATGTAAAGTATAGTGTATGGCATCCAGAGGATAAAAAGATACAAGAAATCGCAAATGATGAGTTGGAACATTCAAAAGAACTACATAAAGCAATGCTAATGATTGCATGAAAGTAGAATTCGAGAAACAATTTGGCAAGGGTGTAGATCCTTGGTACGCAAAAGCAGAGAGATGGGCGAAGAAACAAAAGTTTCCTATCTCTTTTCTTGCTTTAGGTTTTATTGAGTGGTTAAAACAGAAATGGATTGATGTAAAAGTTGCAAATACAATGAGAGATATTGATATTCAAGCAGAAGAAATTAAAAAAATTTGGGATGAAGAAGAGAAAAAACAATTTGCTCCTGAAATTATAGAAACTCCTTCTGAAGTTGAGGGATTAAATGATATGGAGATAAAATCTTAGTATGATTTTTTGGATTGGATTTTTTGTTATGTTTTTTAATGAAGGATTTGTTATGATGCGACATGTATCACCATGGTTTGCAAGACAAAGAAATAAATTTATTAAAAAATTTGGTGAAAATATTTGGTATAGGTTCCATGGTACATTAGATTATATTTGGATGGGACTTGTAATACTTGGATTAATATTTAATTCTTACAGATTATTTCATTTAGCAGTATTAATGACTTTTTGGGGTGTTTCATTTTCAATATTTTATTTACCAAGGTGGATAAGAAGATGGATAAGAGATGATTGAAGTTGTTCAAGGTGTAAATATTATGATAGCTATACTTTTAGTAGGAGTATGTGTTACAATATACTGGATATTTAAATACGATGATTGGAATCCTAACCCCGTTATTCATAGTAACATCCCCCATAAATCCAAACACAATGATTCAGGAAATGAGAAATTGGAAATCTGAACAAGAAAGAACTCCAGTTGAAGAAATGCTAAATAATACACTTATGGAGTATGAAGATGGGTGCGATGGTTCCACCAAGTCGGAAGAGTTGTTACAACTTCCGAGTAACGAAGATTAATCGTGTTGTTGACGGGGATACTA